CGTCAGACGGCGCTGGCCGGGCATGATGATGCCAGGGGCGCGGTCGGCGACGATGAGGTCACCGGCCGAACCATTGGCATCGGTGGTCAGCGAGGAAATGATGGCTTTCACCTCCACGCTGGCGCGGCCACGGACCGTGTTGTTGCCGAGGAATGCCTTGATGGCGTCGTCCGCCACGACCTGTTCGCCGATGGTCTTGAACTCCGGCGAAGCATCGTCGGCTACGCGGCGGGCGAGCTTCTGTTCTACCTCGTCGAGCCGGGCCTTGGCTTCATTGAGCGCAGTCAGCGCTTCATCAGCCAGCTGCTTGGTGGCGTTGGAGAGGTCTTCGCCGCGCTGAGCCTTGCCCAGCGCTTCTTCGGCCAGGGCCTTCACCTTGTCGTGCTTGCCTTCGAGATCGGATTTGATCTCGTCGTGGCGGGCATCGAGGTTCGATTTGACTTCACCAAGGCGCGCGTCGAGCACGCCCTTTACTTCTTGCGCCAACTGCTCGGCGGTCTTCTGATCGCTCATGAAAAATGTCCTGTGTGGGAGTGGGTTCAGGCGCGCAGCCGCGCCTCTAAGGCCGACAGGAAGTCGGAAGGGGTGCTGCCAGACTCACTCCGGAACAGCGGCGCCAGGCCTTTGCCCGCAATCGCGGTGGCCTGGCTTTTCGAGAACCCTGCCTCACGCAGGAAATTCTCAAATTCGGGCAAGGTCGGGAGCCGGCCGTCCTCAACGATCGATTTGACGCTGGTGATCACCGCGCGCTCGTTCATCGGGATGGTGACCAGGCTCACCTCGTAAAGGGCAAGTTCGAGCAGCTGCCGGGTCTTGCCCACCACAGCCTCGCGGATGGTGCGGTAGCCGATCGACAGCCCGCCGATCGCGCCGTCACGGACCAGCGCGTGAGCTTCCTGGCCGATCCGGGAGGAAAGCGAGAGTTGGCCTTTGACCACCAAGCCCTCACGGCTTTCGGCAAAATCGGTCCAAACACCCGCCGGGCGGGTCTGGTCGTGGTACATCAGCATCGGCACCGACGTGCGGCCCTTGAGCGAGCGGGCGAGCGCGCCGGGCACGATCACATCGCCGCCGGCATCAACATTGCCGTATCCAGCCGCGAGACCCTCGATCTGTCCGTCTTCAGTGACAGCCTTGGTATCGAGGACGAAATCGAGATGGTTCATGGGCTAACTCCGGGATCGGCGGGCGGAAGCGCTGCTGGCGGAGCGCCAGTACTGCCTCGCGTGATGGGTACGTTTTGCATCTGCATGCGGGGGACATCGCCACCTTCGACAGGCGGCAGGTTTTCAAGGGCGCGGACCTCGTTGATGGTCATCACGCCATTGGAGAGCATCTGCTGGTAGAAGGAGGCGCGCGCGCCGCTGTCGCCGCGCAACAGGCCTTCGAGGTTGAATTCAATGACAAGCCCGGCCTGACGATCGGCCGGTGACAGGAGCTGCTTGGCCAGCGCCTGCTCGATGCGTTTGAGCCGCCGGCGCAATGTGAACTTCTGGAACCCCAGCGTCTGCTGCTCGAGCCCGGTGCCCCAGCTGGTCGTCTTTTCGGTATGTCCGACCATAAACGGCGGCACACCGAAGAACCGGCAGACTTCCTCGACCGAGAAAGCCCGGCTTTGCAGCATCTGGGCATCTTCCGGGCTGATCGAGAGCTGGACCCAGTCCATGCCGCGATCGAGCAGCATGGGCCGGCCGGCGTTGATCGCGCCCGCAAACTTCTCCTGCAGCAGTTCCTCGGCCATCTTGCGTTGGTCGAGGGTCAGCGTGTCGGCGGTCTTCAATAGGCCTGACGGGCGCACCCCGTTGCGGAAAGTATCACCCGAGGCCCGCTCAATCGCCTGTGCGAGGCCAAAGGTCTGGCGGCCAAACGAGAGGGTCGAAAGACCGCCCAGCGGATTGCCGCCGAAGCCCCTGATGTGGAGCATGTTGTCCTGGCCGACCACCGACTTGATGCCATTGTCCGACCACTCATATTCAAGGCTGCCGTCACGCAGACGGCGCACCGTCATCAGCTCCGGCGCGATCGGCACGCTGAGCGCCACCACCCGGCCGTTGCTGCCCCGAATGATTTCGGCATAGGCATTGCCATTGAGTTCAATGCACGCGCAGATGAACTCCCAGAAGTCGACCGCGGTCTGATCAGCATTCGGGCTGTCGTGCAGGATCCGGTAGAGTGGATGGTCGGTCGCGACAGCCCGGGCACCACCCCTTGTCCGGTAGACCATGAGCGGCAGCGAGGCGATCGTACCGGCAAGCAGATTGACGCAGGCCCAGGCAGACGCCAGCCCCAGCACCGAGGTGGTTGAGACCACTTCGCCGGTGGTGGTTGTGCGACCACCCACCGCCTGTATCAGCCGTGGATCGGTAAGGCCGATGGAGCGCGCGATGTAGCCCAGCGCCTTCTGGAAAATGTTCACGGTGCGAGGCTCTTCAGCCAGTCGTCGATCGAGCCGCTGGTGTCGCCTGCCATTGCCGCCCCCACTGCCATGCACAGCGCGACGGCTGCGTCGATCTTGTTGATGGCCCGCTGCTTGGAGAGCCACTTGTTGTCCCAGCGGTCGGTCTCAGTGACCGCCGACATCATGGCCGAGATGAGAACCGGATTGCGCTTCAGGCGGATCCGGCCCTCGAGGATCAATTCTTCCAGGTGCCGGAGCGAACCCGGCATCCAGAGGCCCTCGGTCATCTCGCCAGCAGGCTTGGCCCGCTTGGTGCCGCCCTGGGGGTGCTCGACAAAGGTCAGATTGAGGCCAAGTTCGGCGACTTCTTCCTCGAACCGGCGAAAAGCGTAGCGGTCGTAAGCGACCGCCTCGACCCTGTAATCGGACGCCAGCTCGGCCAAAGCCTGCGCCACATGGCGAAAGCTGATGTTCTCGCCGACCGGTGCATTCAGAAATCCGTCCGCGACCCAGACATCGTAGGGCTGCTTGTCCCGCAGCGCCCGCGCGCTGAGCGTGTCGCCCGGCGTCCAGACTTCGACCCAGGCATCAAAGCAGGGCTTGCCGTCCCTTTCGCCATTGCGCTGAACGGCAGCAAGCGCGGTCAAATCCCGGTTCTGACTGAGATCGAGCCCGAGCCAGACAGGCTGGCCAGCCTTCGGCTCGAATTCGGCCAGCAGCGGCTCGAGCGTTGCCCTTGCCATCCAGGCGGTTTCGGCGTCAGTCCATACGCAGAAGTGTAGACGAAGAATGCCATTCAACTGTCCCGGGATCGCCTTGGCCTGCGCCACCACCTCACTGAGATATTGCGCGGTGATCGTGACGCCCAGCAGCGGATTGGCCTTGATCCAGCAACTGGGGTCGGTCAGTGGGTCGTCGCCCTCGTCGAGTGCGCAGACATAGCTGAACGTTGTGTCATCGATGACCTGACCCAGAAAGGTCGGATCGGTCACCGCATCCGGATTACCAGCCGCCACCCGGACCGCGTGTTCGTGTTCCTCCCATGCAACCGAGTTACGGTCCGAGCCCGAATTGGTGATCATGAACAGCAGCGGATCGCGGCGGAATTTGAAGCCGCGCTCCAGCATCTCGATGATCGAGCGGTCGGGTAGCTCGTGGACCTCGTCCGCCAGCACAAAATATGGCCGCGGGCCGGAACCCGTCTTTCCCGTATCGCGCGACACCGGACGAAAGAAACTTCCGCTGGCCAGATGCGCGATGTTGAACTCGCGCCCCGGGCCACCCGAGAAGTTGAGCCGCTTGTCCAAGGCCGGCGACTGCCGGACCATGCGCACCGCGTCGCGGAACAGGATGTTGGCCTGTTCCTTCTTGGCCGCGGCCGCGTAGATTTGAGCGCCGGCTTCTTTGCATGCGGTCATGCCGTAGATGCCGATGCCGCCAGCAACTGGCGACTTGCCGTTCCCTTTGCCCTGCTCGATATAGGCCCGGCGAAACCGGCGGCGCCCGTCTTTCCGCTTCCAGCCGAATAGCGAGCCGATGATGAAGGCCTGGCTTGGCTGAAGTTCGAAGGGCTGGCCCTCGAACTGGCCTTCGGAAAGCTTCAGCACCTCCTCAAAGAACCCGAAGGCATGGGTCGCGGCCTCAAGATCGAACCGGATCCCGTCGGTGCGCTTCAGGTCATCGAGGTGACGGCGACAGGCATTGCGCACATGCGGTCCGGCAACGATTTCGCCGGCCACCACTGCCCGCGCATAGTCGGTCGTGCGGTCAACTGAAGAAGTGGTCGGCCGGGTCGGCGCCTTCCGACGTCGCCTCGGCTGAGATCCTGCTTCTGGCACTGGGCGTCATCCCGAATTCTGCGGCGTAACGCATCATGTCCGCCGCCGCCTTGTTGGCGGTGCCCACCAGAGGGTTCTGGATCGCGTTGCCGTTTGATGTCTTGATCATGAGACCGCCTGTCAGCTGGTCCTTCTCGGCCATCCTGGCGATGGCCCGTTCAGCCTGGACCCAGCGGCCGTAGGCCATGGCGTAAGCGGCAAGCGCTGCCCGGTCGATCTCGGAGAGGATCCCCAAATTGTAGAGCTCGGTTGCTACCCGGTTCCATTCCTCGACCGCATCGGCGGTGAGATGGGCTGGCGGTGCCGGGATTGCGGCCTTGGTCTTGGCCTCCTTGCCGTTGACCTTCCGCTTGCCCGGGTTCGAGGTAACGAGCTTGAGCTGCGTAGGCTTCGGCTTTCTGCCGGTAATCATGCAGCCTCAGCTATTCTCCCGCCTGCAATCTCGTCGAAGGTGCGGCCGTCACCCTCGAGGGTCGCAGCCTTGCCGGTGAAATCCTGCCAGCGCTTTACGGCCACATCGATGTAAGCGGGATTGAGCTCGATGGCGTGGATAGCGCGGCCGGTCATTTCACCGGCGATGATGGTGGTCCCCGAGCCAGAGAACGGCTCGTAGACGGCCTGGCCTGGGCTGGAATTGTTCTCGATCGGGCGCTTCATGCACTCGACTGGTTTTTGCGTTCCGTGACCTGTCTCGTTCTTCTTGGGCTTGGCGATGTGCCAGACGGTGGTCTGCTTGCGGTCGCCGGCCCAGTGGCCTT